AATTGAACAGAAAGAGTGGTGAACAATCGTGACTGAAAAAGAACTAAAACCTTTGCCAAACCTTATAAATTCAAGAATTGAAAAAGGATTGACTCAAGAAAAGTTAGCTAAGAAGGCAAAGGTTTCAAGACCATTATTATGCAACATCGAACGAGGTTACGCTTTACCTTCGTTACCTGTAGCATACAGAATTGCAAAAGCACTAGATAAGCCAATGGAACATCTTTTTTTTAATAAAAATGTTCAAAAATTGAACAAACCAGCCTAAGGAGTGATTATGGTATGAACCAACTTCAAAGATTTATGTACAGCAATCAAGAAGTACGAAGCACAGTTATTGATGGTCAACCTTGGTTTGTAGCGAAAGACGTTTGTGATGTTCTGGAGATTTCTAACAATCGTGATGCTTTAAATAGGCTAGATGAAGATGAAAAGGATGTAGTTTCAACCGACACCCTTGGAGGAATGCAAAATGTTTCCGTTGTAAACGAACCGGGCCTTTATTCCTTAATCCTCGGCAGCCGCAAACCTGAAGCAAAACAATTCAAACGCTGGATCACACACGATGTCATCCCAAGCATCAGAAAACACGGTGCTTATATGACACCACAAACAATAGAACAAGCCATCACTTCACCAGACTTTCTTATTCAACTTGCAAACAAAATTAAAGACGAACAAACAAAAAATAAGTTACTTGAAGAAAAAATTGAGCAAGACAAGCCTAAAGTCCACTTCGCTGAATCAGTTGAAATATCCAAAGATTCTATTTTAATCTCCGATCTAGCCAAATTGCTAAAACAAAAAGGTGTAGATATCGGAGAACATCGACTTTACAGATTTATGAGAGAAGAAGGTTACCTTATCAAGTCTGGTTCTGAGTATAACAAACCTACGCAGCGTTCAATGGATCTAGGAATATTCGAAATTAAAACAGGTTATCGCAGTGGTACAGGTGGTGTAACAAAACTAACTTATACATCTAAGGTAACCGGAAAAGGTCAAATTTACTTCATTAATAAGTTTTTAAAACATTCTGCTTAATACAATTCAATTTCACACAACTAATAACCTTCTAAATAAGAAAAATCTTCCAAGGAGGACAACATGGAAAAAATATATGTACAGCCTGGGCAACGATTAAAAATCCCTGTTAATAACTTATCCCCAGAATTAATATTACGGATGTTTACTGAAGTAGAACAAGCAAAAGAAAAGCTGAAGGAGGAGAAGAAAGTTGGCTAAAAAACTAGATGATATCACAAACCGCAGGCTGACGGTAATTCCATTTAAAAGACCGGACAAGCCCAAGCGTGAAACGCGCATCTATACACCAACCTGTGGATGCGGCGCTGAAGCAGAGTACGAAGTATACGACAACCTTCAGCCACACTGTAAAAATTGCACTCAGGAAGCCATGACCAGCACCATCAAGCCATTTGTGAGACCGATCGGAGGGTTTGACGATGCAAGCTAATACGGATCCACGTTACCCACAGCCCACACAGTTCATTGTTGATACTGCTGACGGAAGACACATGCAGTGGCCAGCTTACGACTATGACGATCTACTCAGGACGCTTCACTTTTACGGACACACACCAACATTCATCAAGCCCCTGACAGAATATGAAGCTGAAATACTCGCCAAAGAAGCGCAAGAGGATTTGATGCATCAATTCCGTGTGGAGTTAGAAAGAGAGCTGAAAGAATCTGCTTAAAACGGTACTGGACATAATCGAACATTACAAAGGAGAGAGTGAAATGGACAAATACGAGAATCACCGTGACGAATGGCACGAAGAGGATGCAATGAGGAAGCTTGGTATCAATCCAGATGTGAGAACTTGCGAGGATTGCGGAGATAACATTGATGATCTGCTTCCTGAGTTCGACACATGTAATTCATGCTTTTTTCGAGAAAGCGAGTGAAGAAAATGGAAATCACACACTTTGACAAATTGAGAATCAATTCAGATTCAAGCGTAAGATCAGTTTTTCTTGACGTAACAGCATTTGACCAAGGAGCCAGTAGTGGATTTATGGCAGTTGCTTATAACATTCCAAGTTTCAACAAAGAATCATACGCCAAGCACAAAACTGAAGTGAGAAGAAAGGAAAATCAAACAGGATTGTTCGTTCACAAATACTCTGATGCTGAAATTCCGGAATGGTGGAGAGATGCTGAAATCTTATATTCGTGGGAACAGGAGTGAAATACATGTACGTAGATCGCACACCAGAGTTGAATGAAAATATTGATCGCATTCTTGAACTAGCCAAAATTGCCAAATCCAAAGGGACCTTTGAAGGAACACTGAAACGTGTGTACCTAATGAACAAAGTGAAGCAATATCGCATGGAGCAACGAAAAAAGGCAGCCATTGCCGTGGCCGCCCGAGAAAGACTCTTTGAAAATTAACTTACGGATATTTTATCACGAATTAGGGAGGAATGACAGATGCAAGCGATTCGTTTAGTAGGCACCAAGGACATGGAGCATGACGAGTGGTTAGAGTGGCGGCGAAGTGGCATAGGCGGTTCTGATGTAGCTGCTATCTGTGGTCTAAGCCGTTATAAATCAGCTTTGGAAGTCTACTTAGACAAAATCGGAGAGATCCCACCTATCGCAGACAATCCAAAAATGAAGGCTGGCCGTATCCTTGAACCAGTTGTAGCTGATTGGTTCGAAGAAGAGACCGGGATACGTGTTCAAAAACAGAATTACATCTTCCAACATAAAGACCATCCTTGCATGCTTGCGAACATCGACCGTTGGGTCCCAGGAGAGAATGCAGGGCTTGAGATCAAAAATACTGGTGAATATTCACGCAATCACTGGTTTGACGGAAATACAGAAGTTATTCCAACAGAGTACCAATTACAAGCTAATCATTATATGGCTGTCACAGGTGCTGACAAGTGGTATGTAGCTGTTCTGATCGGCGGCTGGGACTTTCAATGGCGCGTGATCGAGCGTGACGAGAACCTGATTAACAGCCTTATCTCGATAGAAGAAAACTTTTGGAATTTCCATGTGAAGGCAAAGGTTTTACCGGAAGTTAAGGCACAGGATACAAACTTGATGAATTACATGTTCCCTCGTAGCGCCTCTACAAGCGTCAATATAAGCGAAGTCTACTATGACCTTGTAAATAGACTACTAGTCACGAAGACAGCCTTAAAACAGGCAGAGGAAGACCATGAAGACGTAAAAAACAAAGTTAAGCAGTTGATGGGTGAAAATGAGCTAGCGATATGGAAAGATGAAAAACTTTGTTCTTGGAAAACAAACGCACGCGGTAGTCGCGTATTCAAAATATTAGGAGGAAATTAACAATGAATATGACAAAAGCACCAACAAGCCAAAGTGGATTAGCAGGAACGTTATCAAGTATAGCTACAACAACTACAACAACACCGACCAAAGGTAAAACCATCAATGACCTATTTGAACAAATGAAGCCAGCTATTGCACAGGCTATTCCTAAACACCTTACTCCTGATCGTCTCCTTCGAATTGCTACAACCAGTATCCGCACTAACCCTAAACTAAAGGTTTGCTCACCTGAGAGTCTTCTAGGAGCCGTTATGCAGTGTGCTCAGCTAGGTCTTGAACCTTCTATCTTAGGTCACGCATACCTAATTCCTTATAAGAACAAAGGCGTAGACGAATGCCAGTTTCAGATTGGTTACAAAGGACTGATTGAGCTGGCGCGCCGCACCGGACAGATTAGCAGCATCATGGCGCAGGCTGTTCACCAGAATGATGAATTTGAATATGAGTACGGAATTAATGAGAAGTTGAGACACGTTCCAGCGGATGGTGATCGAGGGCCCGTAGTGAAGTATTACTCTTATGCCAAGTTCAAGGATGGCGGTTACTCCTTTATGGTTATGAGCCGAAATGACATCGTGATTCACCGGGATAAATTCAGCAAAGCTAAGAACTTCGGACCATGGGTAGACCACTTTGACGAGATGGCTAAGAAGACAGTTCTTAAATCTCTAATGAAATATATGCCGATCAGCGTTGAGTTCCAACGCGCAGTAGATCAAGACGAAACAACCAAATACTTCGATTCCTCAGCGGAAAATATGAGCGAAATTGTAGATGTTACGGATTGGAAAGATGTTACTGAGGAAACGACAGAGACCACGGTTGATCCTAATCAAGGCGAGCTACCCTTTTAACAGAGGGTAGTAGTTAACGGAGTTTACGAAGCCACCCATGCGCGCGTAAAAACTATTGGATTTATGAGGAGGAAGCATAGATGAGTAGAGAAATTAAGTTCAGAGTTTGGGATAACGAAAGTGAATGTTTTTTTCAAGACACAAATAGAGCATATAACGGAGTTATAGAACAATTACTTATTAGTCCGTCAGGAGACATAAACATTCGGAAAATGGATGGTATGTACCATGAATCATTATTTCCAGATCGGTTTGTGAAACAACAATACACCGGATTAAATGACAAGAACGGCCGCGAGATATACGAAGGTGATATCGTGGAGCACGAGGACTTTTCAATTGGCTGCACAGTCGATCTGAATATTACTGGCGCTGTGGTGATGGTAGACGGTTCGTGGTGTGTAGAACGAGGGAATGACGGAGATTACCTATTCACTGAAACAGGTACAAACGAAATCATCGGAAACATCAACGAATCGCCGGAGCTACTCACATGAACCGCGCTGACGCACTCCAAGAACTGGACAAGCACCTACTGGTATGCACCACGTGCCCCACGAAGCTCAACGGTACGTGGAGATCCGTAGATTATAACCGGTTGCAAAACTACTGCAACAAAGAGTGTCCTACAGGTAGATTGATGCAGGGAGTAAGAGTCACTCTGAGTGATCTGGTGAAGGATAAACGCAAAAAGAAGGGGCTGATCGCATGACCAGTGCAGATTATGAAAAGTTGGCTCGACGTGAGATAGCGGAGAACGGAAATGTATCACCTTCACTCGCCATCAAGATGCTGATACACATGAAGTCTCTTGAAACTCCAAGAGTGCAGATTGATAAGCGGCTGCTGGATCAGAGCTATGGATTCAAGGCATACAGAGAGAGGAAAGTGAGCGCATGACTAGGCAGGAACAGTTGCGCAGTGACATTGCAGGTTGGCGTAAAGAAATTGAAATGTTCGAAGACTGTTTAAGATATGCAGTCAAGTACACAGTCTTGGGAGATATCGAGCATTACGGCGATTTACGCAATACAATAAACCGCCGTATCGAGGAGGCAGAGGAAGAACTGCATTCGTTAAAGAGTGCTTAATCCGGAATGAACTCCAAAATATCGCTTATATCACATTCGAAAAATGTACACAGGGTGTTGAGAGTAGCGAACTCGATGCCCTTAGCTTCACCCTTATACAGCTTAGTCAGTGATAGCCTAGTAATTTCAGTTTCTTCAGATAGTTGACGGATACTTTTGATTTTCTTATGGCCCATTAGAATGTGCAATTTACTATTTATCATGATTTACACCTACCGTGTGGAATTTTCTACTTTATCCTACTTTGTACTATAACGGACTAATTGCCATACAGTAAAACTTTTCATCAAAATGGTAATAAAGTAGTTGCCATATGGTAGTTAGTAAGTTACAATATAACTAACAAGAGAGAGGGAGGCAAACAACATGGAAAGCAATCAAATGATGGAAGAAATTAAATTCAAAACGTTTCCTGTGCGCATGAGTTTGCAAATGAATACAGACCTTCGAAATAAAGCGTTTAAAGAAAACACAACTGTTCACCAACTGGTGTTGAAGGCTATCTACAAGGAATTGACTGGTGCAGACGAGGCGGTGTAAATAATGGCATGGATCGAGAGTCACCAAGGTTTGCCGAAACATCCCAAAACCAAGAAACTCATGCGTAGGTTGAAAGTATCTGCTCCGGTAATCATTGGTCATCTTCACATGCTATGGTGGTGGGCTATGGACTTCGCACAGGACGGTGAAATAACTCATTATGATGAGTTTGATATTGCTGACGCTTGCGAATGGAATGAAGATGCCGCTGAATTTTACTCAGCTCTGATAGAGGCTGGATTTGTAGACTGCATCGGTGAACAACGATTCATTCATGACTGGTACGACTACGCAGGGAAGTTGATCGAAATACGCAAAAAGGATGCTGAGAGAAAGCGGAATTCCAGAGGAAAAACAAAGGAGTCCGTTAGAAATCCAGAAGATGTCCGCCGGACATCCCAAGGACATACGGAGGAATCCGGTGGACAGCGTAAAGAGTCCATACGTGACCTAGACCTTAACCTAGACCTTAACCTAAATAATACTACTACTGCCGATGAAGACTTATCAAAAATAGATAGAGAGTACGCAAGAATACACAAATGCACCGGATTGAAGTCAAAGGATTGGCCGCTAGTGACATCGTTGTTAAAACAAAAGATTCCTGCAGATTTAATAATTTCCGTAATGGAAGAAAGATACGCCAAAAAGATCGATGAAGGCGGAGAAGTAAATTCATTCTCCTTTTATACAAATGCAATCAAAGAAGCTTCAGTTGGAAGAGTTGCAAAAATATCAGACAGGATGTCTCTGTTTGTCGATATCGAAAAGGGGGCCATGTAATGACAAAAGAACAAGCAGTTTTCATTGTTAAAAAACTAGTTTCGTTTTACCCGAACTGGAAGGTTGATAGGGACATCATTGGATTTTGGGTGGACAGGCTTCAACAAGAAGATTATGAGAATGTGACGGCCAACGTTGATGAATATACAACCAGCAGTGAGTACCCTCCATCCATTGCGGCGATCATCAAACCTAACTCACGGATTGAAGGAAGGCGAGAGATTGAGCGTACACGACAGAAGCTACAAGAACAGGAAGAGATCCGGAATAGCATCCCAAGAGAACTCCCATGGGTACGCGAAGGGATCAGCCGGGAGGAATGGACGAATAAGGTTATCGCTGAGAAAGCAAAGGAAGAAGGTAAGAAATGGAACACTTCAGCCTAGAAGCAGAGCAGTCAATTATCGGATCAATCCTGAAATCACCTGAACTGATCTACGAGGTAACATTACCACCGGAAGAATTCTATCACGCTGGGCATAAAATTGTGTTTGAAAAAATGATTGAGCTAAGAGACGTGAACACAAAGATAGATGTTGTATCTCTAGTGGCGAGTCTAGGTGATCAGATTCAAGAGTTAGGCGGCGCTTCGTATCTGCTAAAACTCAGTCAGTCGATTCCAACCGTTGCAAACTTCGCTTACCACGAGCAGATCGTGAGAGAGAAAAGCTTAATGCGGGAAGGAATGCGGTCGCTAGATGAAGTTTACAACGCTGGATTCGATGACCCGGCAGAGTTTGCAGCTGAGCTGACAAGTATCGCTGAGGTAATCGGTGACGGTTCAAGAAGAAAAGAAGGGTTTGTGCATATTAGCGAAGGTTTAGAGAGCCATTACAACCAACTGCAGGAAAAGAAATACTCTGAAAAGCCAGTAGGAATAAGCACAGCTGGAACCGCACTTGATCGGATCACTGGAAAGTGGCAAAAACAGTCTCTTAACATCATCGCGGCTAGACCATCGGTAGGTAAGACAGCATTTATGCTTAACAACGCTAGAAGAAACGCTCACGAAAACATGACAGTGGCCATATTCAGCCTTGAGCAGCCAGAAAGACAACTCTACGATCGGATGATTTCCGCAGAGTGCTTGATTGATGGAGATCGCATCCGAACAGGTCAATTGCTAGATGACGAGTGGGCAAAATACGTTGTAGCTTACGCAAAAATGGTCGGACTAAGCCTTTACATTGACGATAGACCGGGGCTGACGATCCAAGAAATACGATCAGCAGTAAGGAAACTTAAGAAAAAGAACCCAGACCTCATTGTCTACATCGACTATCTCCAGTTAATCAAGGGCGGTAAGAAGTTTGATAACCGGACTATGGAAGTAGGTTATGTAAGTACCAGCTTAAAGCACATGTCACGAGAGAACGACTGCCCGGTAATAGCGCTAGCACAACTTAGCCGAGGTGTAGAGCAGCGCCAGGACAAGCGTCCGATGCTATCAGATCTACGGGAGTCTGGGAACATCGAACAGGATGCAGACACCATAACATTCCTTTACCGTGACGATTACTACGACAAAGAAACTGAGAAAAAGAACATCATCGAATGCATTGTTGCAAAGAATCGCGAAGGTAGCGTAGGCACAGCGGAAATGATCAACATGAAGCAGTACGGAAAGTTCGCAGATATGGACATTAATCATCATGAGTTGCCAGATGTGCGTAGGGGAGCTTAACCAATAGAAAGGATGATAACTATGTATGCAGTATTGGAATGGAATAATGCCGGAGATCCATACGAAGCTTCTGTAATTGCAACAGATCAATCAAAATATACCGCTGAGTTGGTTGTTAAAATCACGCCACCACACTTGCACAGAGAGATTATAACGATGGAAGAATTAAAAGAAATGCAGCATCTTAAATCAATCAGTTGAGAGGATGGATTAATAATGAGAATCCTATGTAGACTATTCGGCCACAAGTACGACTACAACATGCGGAGATGGCACAAACGGTGTAAGCGGTGTGGGAAGACAGCGTTGTAAGGTAATGAACGAATAAGCGCTCTACGGGGCGTGTAGAAGGTGAGAGGGTGAAGGGAATGAACGTGCCGATATGTCCAGGATGCAAGTTGCCAATGATTAAAGATGGAATGTGGGGGCCGAATGGTTACGGATGTGTGGAAGGTTGCGGCGAGTGGTATTGGACAGCGCCGGATGATCATGAAGGGCCGGAGGGCATCGAGTCGACCGAAAACACTCAACGAAGTGAAGGCCGTATAGGGGGTTCCTATGAGTAAACTAACAAAGACCATTGAGGAAAATAAAAAGTGGAATCAACACTTTGAAGAAAATCCCGGAGACAACCTATTAACGAAACTTGAACCAGTGAATAAAACAATCAGTTACCTACTTTCTCTCCTAGAAGAAAAGGACAAAGCCCTACAGGAGATATTAGAACAGTCACCGTTCAGCGGAATCGGACCATTGAACATGAAGGATATCGCCCGTAAAGCCCTTAATACATCCTCTAACAACGAAGGAGAGATGATATGACACCGGAACGTATAGAAGAGATAGAGCTTTGGTACAGAGTTGCAGATAAAGGACAGTTGATAAAGTACGTACATGACCTGCTGGCTGCTCTAGAAGAGTCACAACAACAAATTAAGGAACTCCAGGAAGGCAATCGATCTGCTTGCGAATCCCGAGATATGGCTTATCGATCCCGAGACGAAGCTATTGTAACTAGCAATCAGCACTATAAACAGGCGTTCTTCCTGAACGAAGGATTGATAGAGGCACAGCAGACCATAGCCCGACAACAAAAGGTGATTGATTGGTATGAGAGTGGTGGAAGCATGGGTGAATTGGTTGAGGAAGGGAGCGACAAGGCATGACACAGGTAAAGGAATGGACCAAAGAACGCCTCAACATAGCACTATCGAAATTAATGGGCCGGACAGAGCCAACGGCGGTGATGGTCAACTATGACATGATCTCAAAGTATTGTGAGGACCCTGCAGCCAGCTTAGAGGTACAGGCAAAGGCTATAGAGGTATCGGCAGATAAATACGTGAGCAACCTTGATGGAATTATCAATCCTATCGCCATGCAAAACAACTGGCGCAATCATGAAATCGCTCATTTGTTGACCGCTAGCCCCCGAGAGAGGGCAGAGGCGGCATATATCACGCTTAGTAGTAAGCAGTAGATGCGTATAGCGAAGGAGGGACGCGAAAAATGGAACGAAAATATTACGAAATCAATGAAATGCAGGCAAGGCAAGCACGCAATATGTGGAGTTTTTCGGAGTATGTTGCAGGGAGCGCAACAGAGGATTACAAACAGTGCGTTGACACGGCATATTTATATGTCGAAGTCGTACCAGAACACGCGAAAGAAAAAGCCATATATTACGCTGATATGTATGCCAAAAAATTAGCGGAAAATATCAATAAAGGTTTTCGTATTGAGCTAATGTGTCCATCCGTAATGATTAGTGGTGCGGGGAATTTCCCGGTACGAAAAAAAGAAAAGCAAAACGAAGCAAGAGGGCGGCACTATGAAGAATACGAACGGATAAAAGGTTATTTAGAAAAAATCAAATGGCTTAAAAATTCAAAACCTATTGAGCCAACAGACCAGCCAAACAAAGAATATGACGGAGATTATTTTAAAGTTATAGAAAACGCGGAAATCGACCGCTTACAGCTTGTATTTGATGGCAAACCAAGCGAGAACGTCCGCAGAATACTCAAATCAAACGGCTATAACTGGTCGCCGAAAAACGAAACATGGCAACGCCAACTAACGGATAATGCAAGGGCAAGTGTGGTAAGACTTGAACGCGAAATAAAGGCAATATAAACGGCCGAAGGCCATCGTCCGACAGCATAAGCCCAGCAACGCGGGGGCCGTACCAGATCATTAAGGGAGTAGGAGTATCCCTCCTCTCCCAAAGGCAGAGTAGACGCATATAGCTTAGGAGGAAATTCCAGTGAATAAAAATGCTTTGAGCATCTATAAGGTCACCGAAATCACAATGTGGGGACACGAAGATAATCCGAGATACTTTAAATCGCCAATTGCCGCAGAGAAAGATTTCCATCGTAGAGTAAAAATAGGCATTACCCACGAAAATCTTCCTGATCGTAGTTGCAATGATGATCCTCCGCCGTGGAAGATTCGCGTGGGTAATGAAGAGAATGTGAGATTAAAGGCAACCATTCGATACTGGGATTCTTATCATACTGATTGTGGTACTGAACACGACATTAATGAATACGAGATTTTATTTGAAGAAATCGCGGTAGTTTAGTTTGCTGCACAGTACGAAGATTTAGCGGAGGAGGTATTTATCATGCTTAGTCAACAGAGATTTGATGAAACCGAAGCAGAACATGGCTGTGGATACTATCACTTATGTTGGGAGAAAGCTTGCCCTTGTGCGATTACTACCGAGAACAAAGGTTTGACTAAAGAAATTTATGATAATTTCATCGAAGAAAATCGTAGGTTGGCTGAAGAACTGGAAGAGGATGACTGCTGGGCCGACTACGAGGATTGAGTGAAGGAGGGCTAATCAGCTGTGCGCAAACTTATCTGCAAATTACTAGGACACAAAATTGTTAATAACCGCGGTCACTGGCATAGCTATTGTCTACGCTGTGGCAAAGACAAGGTTTGGGGAATGGATTAAAGATACAGGGACAGAGAGGGTTAATAGCCCTCCTCTCCCACAAGGAGGATATAAGAGATGAACGTGTACAAGGTCAATGAGTACTGGATTGCCGCAAAAGACGCTGACGCAGCTTTCGGACAATATTTGGAGGAAACAGATAGTCTGGACAATATGTATGTATCTGATCTAGTGGAAGGTGAAGAAACGGAAATAACCGTCACCATAAAGCGATTAACCACGAAAGAAATTGAAACACAAACAGTTCCTTGCTGTGAGGATGGATGCGATCGTTGCGATGGATTGAATGAACAACTTTACGACACATATCAAGAGCTGCTGACGCAGAGAACGGATTTCCCGTGCGTCCTGGCAAAAGAACTTTAGGGGAGGAAGCCCAATGACCCAAACACCCATGACCTATGAGCAACTAAAACAATCGCATGACGAGTGGAGAATGCTTGCAATGCACAACTACGGTGTGGCAAAGGCAGCAGAGTACCGGGAACAATGTTTGAAAGAGGCGTGGGAACAATTACGAGAAATCGTAAGCACCAATGCTACTGGTGGAAAGGGTGAAGATATAAACGACTACGACATTATGATTAATATGATGGATGATTTGCTGTATTTATCTTCCCTTTACCCAGATACCCCAGCACCCAAGGAGGTCAGAGATGAAAATTAAAGCTGAAGTGACTATGTCAATCAAAGGATTCTTACGCGATATGGGATTCACTGAAAGCGCAAAATTAATCAGTGTTGAAATCAAAGATAATAAGGTGGTCATTACTGCGGAGGAAGGTGCCCAATGACACTCACAAGGGAAGAGATACAAGGCATGAAGCCAGGGAAAAAGTTAAACGAGCTTGTAATGCATCATATTTTCAAAATGAAAAAGGAACCAGTAGGCGAATCATTTACGTGGGTGTATGAAGTTGATGAAAAAATAATGGATTGGCGGCCACACTATTTTAATCCATCGGCTGATATATCCGCAGCATGGGAAGTAGTAGAGAAGATGCGGCAGAACAAAATCTACTTGGATATAAGAGTGTGGCCGGATGAATATCAGGTGTTGCCCCATCAGGACGAAAACAACAAGCTCATTGAACGGTGGATTGTACAGAAATCAAGCTTGCCTGAAGCGATTGGCAAGGCTGCATTACTGGCTGTACTGAACTTATAAGGGGGCTGAGACAATGCAAACGGGAAAAACAAACAGAGGATTCGCCATTATAGAATTTGAGGATTTATACGGAGACAAATGCTCAATACAGAAATCTTCCTTGGCTACAGAGGACGCTATATGGATCGGAGTCAGTGATGCCAATCCACAAATCATGGCAAGCCAAACCCCGCAAGGAGGAACGGGCTGGGTGCCGTATGCCATACCGGAGGGTGTATTGCTGAGCACCAGGATGCACATTAATCAGGAACAAGCTAAGGAAATAATCAAAATACTGCAAAGATTTGTTGATACAGGTGACATTTAGGGGGCTGAGACCCCAATCAAAGGAGACGATCAATTATGAGTAGTGGAATCAAACGTCATCGTCG